GCAACTGGTGCAGTCACAGTCAGCGTTACTGGCACAGTTCCAACAGCCACCACAGCTGGCACTGTGACCACAGCGGCACAACCAAATATCACAAGTGTTGGTACACTGACAAGTATTTCTTCTTCGGGTAATGTCACAGGTGGTAATTTAATCACAGCCGGGTTAATCACAGCAACTGGTAACGTCAGTGGTGGAAACTTGAATGTCACAGGTAATATCGTTGACACTGGAGCATTGACAATTATCACTGGTGCAAGTGGCAACGTTAGCCTGGCACCCAATGGAACCAATGTGTTGGTGGCCACAACCACAGGTGCCAATATTGCAGGCACACTCAATGCCACCGGCAATGCCAATGTGGGCAATCTGGGTGCCGCAACAGTGGTGGCAACTACACTAACAGGTACATTATCAACTGCCGCACAAACAAATATTACTAGCGTGGGTACTTTGGGTAGTTTAAGTGTGTCAGGTAACATCACAGGTGGCAACTTTGTTGGAATCTTAAATGGATCTGGGGCCAACGTTACCAGTATCAGTGCCACTAATATCAGTTCGGGTACTTTGGCACAAGCACGACTGGCTAATGCCGCAGTGACACTAGGCTCAACAGCACTCACATTGGGTAGCACAGTAACCACAGTGGCTGGTTTGACCAGTGTAACGTCAACCACATTCGTTGGTGCGTTAACTGGAGCAGCCACCACAGCAGGTACAGTAACCACAGCCGCACAACCTAACATCACAAGTGTTGGCACATTGACAAGCATTTCTTCTTCAGGCAACGTCACTGGTGGTAATTTAATCACAGCTGGTGTTGCGTCAGCAACTGGTAATATCACAACCTCCAACTTTTTTGTGGGCAATGGTGCGTTTTTGACAGGAATTAGTGCGGCGGTTTCGGTATCAAAAATTGAAAATGGTAACTCAAATGTTCAGATACAACCCGCTAACAGTAACGTTACAGTTACTGTGGCTGGACTTGCAAACATTGCAACCTTTACTACTGGGTCGTTAACACTGGTTGGTGGATTTGCAAATCCAAAAACTATTTCGTTAAATATTTCACTGCCCGCAAGTGTCAATGCCATGTTAGTTGGGCCAATTACCATAGCTAACGGAGCAAGTTTAACAGTTCCAGACTCGTCAAGTTCTTACATTTATATGTAACTGGATCTAAACTAAATACTTTAACAAGGAAAAAACAAAATGCCATTAATTTTAGACGGCACAACAGGTGTATCAGCTTCGGGCAACGTTACCGGCGCATTTCTATTTGGTAACGCAAGCACACTCACTGGTATCAGTTCAAGCAGAATTTTCAACGGTACAACCGAAGTTAACGTGGGAACTTCTGGCGGCAGCGCCAACATCAGCGTAGGTGGCACGTCGAACGTGGCTGTGTTTGCCACAACTGGTGTTACTGTAACTGGGGTGGTTTCAGCTACTGGTAACGTCAGTGGCGGCAACTTAAACGTAACTGGATCAATTGTTGACACAGGTGTCTTGGAATTGATTTCTGGATCCAATGGTAACATCGCTTTGAGTCCAAACGGAACAGGTGTTATTGTGGCCAACAAAGACATACGTAATGGTCAGGCCAACGGCGTGGGCAACATTGGCACAGTGGGCGGATTTTTCAATACAGTTTTTGCCAAATCAACTTCAGCCCAGTACGCTGACGTCGCTGAAAAATATCTAGCAGATGATGACTATCCTGTTGGCACAGTGTTGTCGATTGGCGGAGCCAGTGAAGTAACTGCATCTAAAACCTATCATGGATCTGATGTAATTGGCACTGTTAGCGATAAGCCAGCCTATGTCATGAATTCAGGCCTAGGTGGAAACTTTGTTGCTGTGGTGGCCTTGTTGGGTCGAGTACCTGTTCGAGTAGTTGGATCTATCAATCCAGGAGACTTGCTGGTAGCAAGTAGGCAGCATGGCATTGCAACTGCGTTAGATCGTGACAGTTATCAACCAGGTTGTGTTATTGGCAAGGCCTTGGGAAGTTACAATAGTCAAGAACCTGGTGTAATTGAGGCAATCGTGGGTCGCATTTGATCTCTGACTAGATCAATTTTGTTCATAACAACATCAAAATTCACAGTGTTCCAAAGGCCAGGATGCATGGGCTTGGGCCATGCTGTAGTGTCAATCCAAGCGTACCCTAGGTGTTCGTGATTCAAGCAAGGTTGGAACTCGTGCTCAACACAACAGAAAAATGTGTGATACACAAAGTTATTGTCTTGACTGGTGAATTGTTCAATTGGCACCAACCGCACATAGTTGGGCATTGATCCCAGTTCTTCCCGACACTCTCTATTGATTGCGTCAAGCAAACTTTCTCCTGATTCAACTTTACCACCAGCTAGTCCCCAAGTCATTGGATACTTGGCGTCATTTCGCATCAAATAAAGATATCTTTGTGTATCAAGACTATAAAACCATACACCAACTGCATTCATAATACCAATGTCCACTCGCCACCTGGATATAAACCTTCGTAACTCTTGACCCACTCTTGACCAGTCCAACGGTATTGAAGACCAGTTGTGATGTTTGTTACAAATTGTATGTTATTGTAATGTACTCCGGCTGCAAATGCAACCACCCAAGAGGATCCGTCAAATTCGACTATGTCGTTGGCTTCGGCAACCAAGTCACCCCAGGCCAAGGCTGGAACAGGATTGTCTAGATCGCCAATGGCATTCAACACAAGATATCGTTGTCCTGTTGAAGCATTGGGAAGACCACTACCTGGGCCACTCAGCAATGGATCAATCACAGCATTTATAGCCGGTAATGTATTTTGTGGAATTGTGTCTGTGTCAACGTCAAACAACATAAATCTATCATCAGTTGGATCAAATGTCACATGACCAATAATCTCGGTAGTAGTATCCCAGGGATTGGTAAGTCGTATTTGACTAATACCAGGTCTCAATACTCCGTACATGCCAGCAATGGCTCCCCAGAACTCGTTGCTAGGGGGACTAACTGGTGGCTGTACACTGGCATTGGTTGGATTGACCACAGCAGATACTTTTAATGCTTGCAGTTTGTTCCCAATCAACAGCACCTGATATCCAAACGGCGTAAAAGCCTGTCTAGTACCCAGTAACAAATCATTGTTGGCAATAGCATTAACAGCATCACCGTTGCTGTCATGGATGGATGCAATAATACGTTCAATCACACCCAGCTTTTTAACCTTGGCTGGACTTGATATCCAGATTGGCAAACTAAATCTCATGGTCATGATGTCTATGGGATCATCAGTTCCTACTGGGATTGATCGACTGGACCATGTGACTTGATCTAGTTCAACCACACTCAAACTGGTCCAGTCAAGATAATTATCGGTGCTTTGTACTTCAAGTGCAGGGTTAAACAGCGTAGAAATTTGCTCAAACAATTGAAATTTTTGATTGGTGTTGCTGGTCCAGATATCGCAATTGATACCCATTTTGTAAGGAACTGGCATCAAGCGTTCAATCGTGAATGCATTGCCCTGTGAGGTCTCGTATGTTTCTGAATCAGGGTCATACGATCTTTGTCGAACTTGAATATTGCTAACAAAGTAAGGATCCTGCATTCGCGGACGATCGTATTCCATGCCATTGATATAAAATGTTATCAATGGTGTGCTGGGCAAACTACTAGATGAGTTTTGTTGTAGAACCGTTTGTACTTGACGAGTGGAGTCACCATATCTCACTGGCACACGTAACAAAGTAGGAGCCCCAGCGGCATCTCGACCGTATTCTACTTGAAAGTTTGAAAAGATTCTTGTAAACTGTAACAAGAATCTTCGTATCTGTTCGTCATAAAAGAACTGTTGCATTTATTATCTTCCTGGGGGTCTTGGATTTGGCGGCAAATTGCCACCGTCATCACCATTGTCAGCTCTGGGTTTGAGTAGTTCACTAAGGCTCTGACGACTTGGTATATTACCAAGATCTGTAGTTGGTACAGTGTATGTATTGTTAACAAAGCTTGAGCGCAATGTTTTGTTGTTAGGACCATTGTTGAGGTCAGTTCTAACATTGTCCTCAATCTTGACCCAGGAACCGCCATTGAATCTAAACAATCGATTGGGGAAGTAATCCAATCGAAGAGCATACTGACCCTCTCTTGGATTAGCCGGAAAACTCACACCTGGGGTAACTGGCAATCCGTTGGGCGCAATCCCATCCCCAGTCAAGTAACCCATGGTGTAGCCATCGCTAGTTGGAGTCTGCGATGCATCACTAGAATTTATATCCTGCGATGCATTGATTACCGATGAATCCGCAGTGGGCCCGCCAGGGTTGGCCGGTGATCCATCCGGATTGGTTGGGAAAATATAAAACTTCACAGTGTCGTATCCTGATAGCGGAACTTCGATGTCTGCTTGTAACAGGATTGAATCATTGATTTCGTAATCGCGTGGACGTGTGCTTGCACGGTCAGCAGTGGTTGGTGGATCTATTTCCAGCCAGTATTCAGTATTGGTAATATCAGTCCCCACAGGTGTGCTCTTTAGAGATTGATAATACACATCACCAGCATTGACAATACTGCCCGGTGGATAGAAATTACCAGAATCCCATATTTGTTCACTAACAAATGGTTTGTTCACAATCTCTTGATATTCCTGTGCATTGACCATTGGTGTGGCCTTGATGCGCCACAAGTGTGGCATCCAGGTTTGGCTAAAACCTTCGCTGGCAAAGGCAGCATCCTGAACCACATAGTAACGAGGTAATGCTCTGGGAATAGCAGCATCTAGAGGATTGATGTCTCGTAGGTTTGGAATTTCCAAAACATCACCACTCATGAGCTTACGTCCAATGGTGTCGATCATGTTGTTGTAATGAAATGTAATAAACAACGTGTCGTTGTTCAAGAACAATCCAAATTGACTTAGATCAAAATCAACATCTTGGGCTCGATAAACACCACGCATTTGGTAAATGTCTGGATCATATGCACGATCTCTATTTTCCAACAACAGCAAGTCTTGAATAAACAATGGGTTCTCTTGACTGTACACCGGCTGAGTAGCATCGTAATTACCACTTTCAGCTGAATCCTCGCCCCCAGTTTTTGGTCCCAGGTATTTGTGGATATAGATATCCACCCCGCCCACAGTGTACATTTCTGCAATGGTTCGATCAAAAAATTGGTAATCGTTTGTGCGATTTGGGCGATAAAGTGACAGTCTTGGCATAGTATACTATTTATGGACAGGTTGACCGATAATTCCAGAAGTGCTACAATACGGGTATGAAAGTAGTTAAATTAAACCGCAGATTCCGGCAGTTCAAAGAACATGGGCACACAGTTGCATTGCGATTTGAAGGCTGGACCAAAAAAGCAACCGAGGTTGAAAAAGTCTGCCGTGAACGATTAAAGGCCGGTGGCTGGTCGCGTGACCAGAACTGGTACAGTTATTATGGCGAACGAAACAGTCGTTATGATCGTGATGTTGCTCGCCCATACTGGATCACATTCCGCAACGAAGCAGACTTAACTTTAGTACTACTTTCTGCAGACTTGACCAAATAATTACGATGTGCTATAATTACACAATATACAAACAGGAGTCTGCATGACAGTAGCTACCAAACCCATCAAGCCCTTGAACCCACGTAGTCCCGATACCAATGCCATGGGCATGGAGCCAACATGGAAAACTCAGCCCACAGACAATCGGATCAGCGCCTTGAGCAAGGCGTTTTCGTGGTACAACTATTTTTATGGCAAAAAAGATGCCCGAGAAATGATTGTAAACTATCTTGAACTGCACAGTCGCAAGAGTGATGTTCGATTGCTTCGCGGGGTGCCGGATTCTGGTATACGTCTTACCACCGGCTGGTTGTGTCGCATGAGCATGATGGGACTAGAGTTAACCGAACATGAGCAAAGCAAACTAGATAACTTGTTGAAAGAATTGCTGGAAACCAAGCAAATAGAAGTAGAAGTTGAAGCAGTAGAAGATACTGTTCCACGGATTACCATTCAAGATCGTCTACGAGAAAAAGTTAGCGAGTGTGCCGGTGAACTAGAAGCGTTATTTGATGACTTCATTGCGTCAGGTGCAAAGATGTCGGCAGACTACAAACCAATCATGACCATTCGTGGCATGAATGTGGCACCACAAATGGTGAGCAACATTGCTGACATTTGGAAAAAGAAACAGTCTGAATTTGAAGAAGTGGTCAAAGGCAAAGATGCTCAACTAGTTGAAGCTTACAGTCACTTGACAAAAATTCAAATGCGTAATGTTCTCAAATTTTGTGAGACAGTGATCAACGACTGCGGTACCTATGTACAGATTAAAAAGGTTGAGCGTAAACCACGTGCCAAAAAAGCAGTGAGCCCAGAGAAACAAGCTAGCAAATTCAAGTTTCTCAAAGACTTTCCAGAACTCAAACTAACAAGTTTGCCAGCGACTGCACTGGTTAACAAAGCAGAGGCTTGGTTGTATGATACCAAGAAACGCAAGCTTATCCATATAGTAGCGGATGAGTACACTAAAGAGTTTACAATTAAGAGTAACTCTATTATTGGGTTTAGCACAGCCGAGACCACACAAAAAACATTGCGTAAACCAGCAGAACAGCTAAAGGCTATTACTGGGGCTGGAAAACCGGCGGCACGTAAGTTCTTTAAAGATATTAAAGCCACAGAAGTGGCCTGGAACGGCCGGGGTACCGAGAATATCATCATTCTTAAAAGTTGGTAAATAGAAGGAACGGAGTTCCCTAATGGCTGACCAAACACTAGATCCACTTAAAAAACAACTAATTGAGTACGTACAGTTACAACTGGGCGATCAAATTGTTGACATTGAGCTAGATCCCTCACACTACGAAGCGGCATATCAAAAAACAATAGGCACTTATCGCCAACGTGCACAAAACGCCTATGAAGAAAGCTACAGTTTTATGGAACTGCTTGACGGCGTCAATGAGTATGTGATGCCACAGGAAGTTGTAACTGTGCGTCAAATTTTTAGACGCACAATTGGACTAGGCACAGGCGGCGGAGGCGGAAGCTTTGATCCGTTTGGTGCTGCCACATTAAATGTATATTTGTTGAATTTCAACCAATCTGGTGGTGGCTTGGCCACATATGATTTCTATCAACAATATGTTGAATTGGCAGCTCGTATGTTTGGCGGTTATATCAATTACACGTTCAATCCTGTTACTAAAAAATTACAACTAATCCGCGACCCACGCGGCACTGGCGAAGTGGTGTTGCTGTGGACATACAATCTGCGTCCAGAAATTGTGTTGTTAAGCGATTTTCAAATTAGTCAATGGATACGTGACTACATGGTGGCAGCCTGCAAGATGATCATTGGCGAAGCACGTGAAAAGTTTGGCACTATAGCAGGGCCTCAAGGTGGTGGTACCCTAAACGGTGCCGCAATGAAAGCTGAGGCTCAAACACAAATGGACAAGTGTATTGAAGATCTCAAGCTCTATGTTGATGGAAGCCAGCCACTCACGCTGGTAATTGGCTAAACACCACAAGACAAATGTAAAAAATTCTGTTATACTTGCAGTATGGCAGACTTAATGATAGACATCGAGGGACTGGGAACAGGGCCCGACACCACAATCCTAACCATAGCGGCGCAGAGTTTTGACCCGCTGGGGTCTGGCTATTTCAACAAGCATTATTATGCTAGGATCACATTGGAGAGCCAAGAAAATCGTAGCATTCAACAGGACACAATCGAGTGGTGGGCATCACAGCCAGCAGAAGCTAGAGATGAAGCGTTTGGTGAAACTGATCGTATCCCACTAGACCAAGCTCTTGACGAGTTGGCAAAATTTATCTGGCAGAGCAAACGCATATGGGCAAACGGTCCCACATACGACATGAACATTATTGAACATGCGTATAAAAGCTTTGGTAAACCCATTCCCTGGCAGTTTTATGTAGTACGCGATGCTAGAACTGTGTACAGCTTGTACCCAAGCCTGCCCAAACCACCCACTAGCCACCATGCATTGGAAGATTGCCGTCGTCAGATTGACCTGTTGCAAGTGACACTCAAACAATTAAACATAACACAACTGGTATGAATATATTTTTAGACATGGACGATGTTGTTGCCGACTGGATGGCTCATGCAAAAAATGTGCTAAACATGGATTGGGAACCCGGTGAGCGTATTCCCCAAACAGATTGGGACAAGCTCAAAAACAATGAGAGATTTTACCTTGAGTTGCCATTAAAAACTGGGGCAATTGATTTGGTTGTGTACTGCACAGAGCTGACAAAAAGCACAGGCGGAACTTTGCAGTTCTTGAGTGCATTACCACATGACTACTCAATGCCATATGCCGCACAAGATAAAGTATGGTGGGCCAACCGTTATTTTCCAGGCGTGCCTGTATTTTTAGGCCCGTTTAGCCATGACAAGTGGCGTCACTGCAAGCATCCTAGCGATATACTAATTGATGATAGATCCAGCAATTGCAACGAATGGATCTCGGCTGGCGGGCAAGCCCATGTTTATCGCAACTGGACAACATGTAAAACTTGGTTTGAAGGAGTGTTAAAATGATTATAGGTGTATGCGGATTCATTGGCAGCGGCAAAGATACCATTGCTGATTATCTAACAAACGTTCATGAGTTTCGACGAGAAAGTTTTGCCAACACTCTCAAAGATGCAGTGGCACAGGTGTTTGGTTGGGATAGGACCATGCTAGAAGGCCGCACAAAACAAGCCCGTGAATGGCGTGAACAAGTGGACACCTGGTGGGCCGACCGACTAAACATGCCTGATTTAACTCCTAGATTGATGCTACAATTATGGGGCACTGAAGTATGCCGCAAAGGTTTTCATGATGACATATGGATTGCCAGCCTAGAAAACAAACTGCGTACCAGTAGTGATAATATTGTAATTAGCGACTGCAGATTTCCAAACGAAATCAAATCAATAAAAAACGCTGGCGGCGCTGTTATCAGGGTAACACGTGGCCCAGAGCCAGACTGGTATGATCATGCAATCAATTTCAATGCCGGCGAAAAGCGTCTAGGCTGGTCAATAGGTAAAAATTACCTGGCTAGAAACGGTGTGCATGCTAGTGAATACAGTTGGGTTGGTACAGATTTTGATGCTGTTATTGACAACAACAATACCATGGACCACTTGTATTCACAAGTCAATGATCTGGTTCTACGTCTCCAGGGCGCCAGGTCAAATCAAGTCGGGTAACTTCAACTGCACAATTTAGGCACACAGTTTTGAGATTGCGGAGGTCTACATTATTCAAGTCTCCGTCAATGTGAAACACCATGAGTTGAGCACTGATCCTAGATTTAAACCCACACCGATCGCACTTGATTTTTTTCTTATAACCTGAAGTTTTCCATCTGGGTGCCAATGCTGGCAAAGCTTTTCCACGGCGTATACAGGTAGTACATCTTGATCGATAATACTTTTTATCGTTATGATATCCGTTGACGGCTGCAAAATTCTTGCCGCAAGCTTTGCATAAGGGTCGCATGTGTTATTTATTGATGTAAACCTTAATTAAGGTCCTGCAATCAGCCTTCTTTTGATGTTTTTGATAAATATCATTAACAATTTTTAGAAGGATGCAATCATGGCACTAGTATCTCCAGGCGTAGAAGTAACAGTAGTTGACGAGTCGAATTATATTCCAGCGTCAACTAACTCAGTCCCTTACATTTTAATAGCGACTGCCCAAAACAAGGTATCTGGTACAGGTGCCGGCGTTGCAGCAGGCACATTAAAAGTAAATGCAGGCAAGGTTTATACCATTACAAGTCAACGCGATTTGGCAGCAACATTTGGCAATCCGTTCTTTTACAAGACGGCAGCCGGCACACCAATCAATGGTTACGAACTAAACGAATACGGACTATTGGCAGCAAACTCTGTGCTGGGAATTAGCAACCGTGCTTACGTTCAGCGAGCCGACATTGATTTGTCCGAGTTAACAGCTAGTTTGACACGTCCAACTGGTTCTCCTACAAATGGTACTTATTGGTTAGACACAGGTATTACATCTTGGGGTATTTTCCAGTGGAATCAGTCAACTGGTGCATTTAGTACCAAGACTCCTATTGTTATTACAGATCCAACTCAAGTTACTGGTAGTGTTCCAAACTCCAGCATTGGCAGCATTGGTGATTATGCAGTTGTTACAACAAATGCAAACGACCCAGTGTATTACAAGAATGAAAGCAACCAATGGGTAATAGTTGGTGGCGATGACTGGAAATCAAGTTGGCCCACAGTGCAGGGCACAGTGTCGTTGACTGGTGTCACGCTAACTGCTGGCAATACTCTAGTGATTAACGGAACCAGCGTAGCAGTTCCAGCAGGCCCAAATAACAACGCAACAGGTCTAGCAAACGCAATCAATGCAGTACCAATTGCTGGTGTAACTTCAGCAGTTGACTCAAGTGGTCGCTTGGTAATATATGCCAATAGCACTGCAACTGCTGATGGCTCTACAGCCGATGGTGGCGTTGTGCATATTGAAAGCAGTAGTACTGCAGGACTATTAACTGCAATCGGCTTTACTGCACAATCATATTGCGCACCTGCTTTGCAACAAAGTGCAAACTTCACTGTACCGCGCTGGCGCACTACAGACACTGACCCTCGTCCTACTGGATCAGTGTGGAACATGATAACTGCGGTTAATCAAGGTGCCAATATTGTAGTCAAGCGTTATGATGCAGCACTGGGTGCATTTGTCACACAAAACTCACCAATTTATGAAAACGATCAAAGCGCAAACAAAGCACTTGATCCAAGTGGTGGCGGCAAAAACATTGTGGCCGGAGCATTGTACGTTCAGTACAATTCTGATCCAGAAATAAATGCCGATGATGTGTACAACAATACTCTTACACTCAAAGTTTTTGAACGTGCAACAACCGGCGCAACAATTGTTTCTGGTGCAACAGTTGATCCAACATTTGTCAACGGTAATCAGTTCAGTATTTCTGCTAGTGCTGTCAACAGCAACACATTAACAACACCAGTAACAGCTACAATTTCTGGAACTACTCCAGCTGCTTTTGTGGCAGCAGTTTCTGCAGCCGGTGTTCCTTTTGTGTCAGCAGCAGTAACAGCCGAAGGCACTATTTCGTTCACACACAGTCAAGGTGGCGTCATTGTATTGACCAACGTAACTGGCACTCCAGTAGCGTCAGCTGGGTTTACTACCAGTATTGAGGAAGTCAAGGCTGGTACTGGCGATTTAACTGGCAGTTTGATTTTGTCTCCTTGGGTTCCATTGACTTACACTGCATCATCAACTGCTCCTAGCTTGAATCCAGCAGACGGTCGCTTGTGGTATTACAGTGCAACAAATCAAGTTGACATTATGATACAGAGTGGCTCAGGATGGGAAGGCTACCGCAACGTGGCACTTGATGTGCGTGGTTATAACCTAACACAAACAGATCCAGCTGGCCCAATTATTTCTGCCAGTGAGCCACTAACACAAAGTGATGGTACTGCATTGGCGTACGGTGACTTGTGGATTGACACTAGCGATCTTGAAGTATACCCTGTTATTAGACGTTGGGAATTGCTGAATGATATTGCACAGTGGGTGTTGATTAACAATACAGACCAAACAACCAGCAATGGTATTTTGTTTGCAGATGCACGTTGGGCACCTAATGGCACAACCAATCCAATTACTGATAACATTCCTACAATTGTCAGTTTGCTAACAAGCAATTACTTGGATCTAGATGCACCAGACTCAGCTCTGTATCCAACAGGGACTTTGTTGTTTAACACTCGTCGAAGTGGTTTCAATGTCAAGAGTTTCCAGACCAACTACTTCAATCCACAGACATTCACTGTGGATGGTTACAGTGCAACCACTGCTTATGCCGCAAATACTGTGGTATTGTATCAAGGTGTGTTGTATATTTCAACCACAACAACCACAGGCAACGCACCAACTAACACCAATTTCTGGGCCACTCTAGAAACTGATGCTTGGGTCAATGCAAATGGTAACCGTGCTGATGGTACTCCTTACATGGGCCGTTTGGCACAGCGTCAGCTTGTTGTTGCGGCCATGAAGTCTGCAATTGACACTCAAGACACACTGCGTGAAGAGCAAAATCAATTCAACTTGCTTGGTTGCCCTAACTATCCAGAGTTGATTATCAACATGGTACGTCTAAACAACGAACGTGGTAACACTGGCTTTATTGTTGGCGACACACCAATGCGCTTGCCGCCAAGTGGTACTGTTATCCAAGCCTGGGCTACTGATGCTGGTGGATTAGGTTTTGTTTCGGGCGATGGCTTCACCACAAGTGATCCGTATGTTGGTGTATTCTACCCAGCTTGCCAAACAACTGATCTAAGCGGTAGTCAAGTTGTACAGCCTGCCAGCCACATGATGTTGCGTACTATTGTTCGTAGTGACGAAGTTGCTTATCCATGGTTAGCACCAGCTGGTGTACGCCGAGGCGTTATTGATAATGCTGAACGCATTGGCTATATTGAATCTGCTACAGGTGAGTTTGTGACTATTGCAACTGGACAAGGAATTCGTGATGTGTTGTATCAGAACAAGATCAACCCAATCACATTCATTCCAGGTGTTGGTATTACCAACTACGGTAACAAGACAGAAAGTGCAGTTACCAGTGCATTGGATCGAATCAACGTTGCACGTTTGGTTGCATTTGTACGTGGACGATTGAATGAGATTGGTAAACAGTTTGTGTTTGAACCAAACGATCAAATTACTCGTAATGAAATTACCAATGCCATCGACGGTTTAATGATTGACCTTGTGGCAAAACGTGGTATTTACGATTACCTGGTTGTGTGTGATTTAAGTAACAACACCCCAGCTCGAATTGATCGTAACGAACTTTATGTTGATATTGCTATTGAACCAGTAAAAGCAGTAGAGTTTATTTACAT